GAGCTCTTAACCACATGGCAGAGAAGGCCGCATATGGGTCCTTAACGGTGGAGTTTTCCCCCCCCACTAAACCCAAATGCCATTCGAAGGCTCAACTCTTATCTGTTAATATTAAGTGGGCTATCATACTGTCTGTATTTGTTCTGTGCCCACGCTCGCATCGGCTCAAAGCGACCTCATAAGTGTCCAAATCTAATGAATAACGGTCGCACAAAAAACTTTTGGTCTGTTCATTGGCTTTGTAAATTGTCTTACTATTTAAAGAATCTCGGAGCCACCAACCAAATGACTCTCGAATAGTTCTACTTTTTTCCAACTGCCAATCATTCTGGTATTTCTTTCGGCCATCCAACTCAGTGCAATTCCCTCCATATGCTAACATCATTCCTTCAGCAAACTTTTCTATGAAGGGTACATGGCCACTGACTGCTAATAAACACTTCGCCAAAGCTACACAATGAGCCTCTTTGTGTGCTGGCAATTTGTGTGTCCACAGGATCCTCTCCAGCATTCTTCCGGGCAACAACCCCAATTGTACATCTCGTCCGTTTTCCAGGGGTTCGATGGGGTAAGGGATCAAATTCAAAAACTTTATCTCTTTAAACTGTTTTTCCTCCAATTTAGGCAACAGTCCCAATTTAATCAAGGTGTTTTCAACTCCTGTAATATCCCATTCTTTCGGTACAGCCATGGAATTGTCATCACCTAAAACATGCATCAACATCTTTCCAGAAACTTCTTCAACACTCAAACCAGTAGCCTTAACGAAGGCATACAAGTGCGTCAAGACATTGATGATCGTGTTTCCCAAACAAGTGTCGGCTTGTCCTGATTTCATAGTGCCGACAAGTTTAAACATTAGCCCCAAACGAGTGCGCCCGACGGTTGTTTCTCCAATCTGTGTCCGCACCTTCCAGAAATTTGCTAATAGATTGGGTTTGTCTTGTGTACTACAATAGTTGTCCATGATGTAGGTATAAATCTCAACTAACAACCGGTGGAATTGCGAATGTTGGGTTGAATCATACTGCGAGAAATCATCATCCAAATAATTAGCATTCATCATTTTTGCCTCGTAAAAGGTCTCTGACAACTCACTAGTGTCCAACCCACATGCAAATATAATTTTCGATGCATCTCTCTTCCACAGCTGCTCAAAAGGCTTGGAGATTGACTGTACTACCATCCCCAGTATTATGGCTACTTCATTACTTTGTGCCATGATAAAACGCCCAGCCTTTTCGGCAGTCAAGCCATCCCCTTTTATGTCTTTATCCATCTTCAGGAACGGTTTCTGTTTCAGGATCCTGGTAATCTCTTTTGCGTCCAAAGGAAGCATGTCTTTTCCCATATTCATAGTTTTCCAAGTGGTTTCATTGATTCTCCTCCTTCCAGGCTCAAAATGTTGATTCCATTCCTCAAAGTCAACCAGATCAAATTGATTGAACTTCTCAAGTAGCACTGGTAAAGATTTTCGGACAAATCTAAGAAACGCATTGAATTCGACTTGATCTACGGGTGGCAAAGGGTTGGTCAAACGCCTGTAAACGGCTTCAAGCTCATTATCTAACTCCTTTCCACTTCTCATCGGATAGGAGGCCAACGACCCTCCAAGATGATACATCCCGTCGATCTGCTTCCATTTTGCTAACTGTTGTAGGTATGAAAACCGGGTTCTCTCATCGACAACGACTGAATTTCCTTCTCGTCTAACAATCTCTGTCGATTTTTTCCAACACTTTATACACAAACAGATCCCGGTCTCACTTCTTGCAGTCAGGTTCAAAGTTCCACATTTTTGACAACGACCTCCATACCCAGTCACGTGCCCTATGTCTTGGAGTTTGGGACTAACGTAACTAGGTACTCTTACGGGAGGGAGAGCCAAGTCGATGCCTTCGGCTAACAAACAATGTCCTACCGTAAAACAACTTCCAACAAGAGACTCGAATGGGTTTCTCGAGTTTGAAAGTGTTAAACAGTCAACTGCTTGCGCCTTGGCACCAACCTGGCTTCCCTATACGCTCACGAAATCAGCCTGCCCAGTCGGATTGCCAAAGGCAATCGACTGGATGTATTTCTTCCTACTGTGTGATACAGCAAACAAAGCAGGCAAAGCTGAATCAATTTCCCTGTAGTCGACTCCATACACTTTCGCTAGCGACACAGACACACTGGTTAGTGCCATGAAATTAGCTTTCTTTGCTTCCACAGTGTCGCCAACATTCACAATCGCGGTCATAGTCGACAAAGCTGCAGTGACTGCTTTATCCTCAAATGTGAATTTCTCATGCAGTTCATCTTTTCTTCCACAGTAAGTCGACCCCAACTTTTCCACGTCCCAGTGGTCAGGCAATGTCCATCCCATGTATTTCCAGACTATTGCTTTCTTAGGGCCGAGCACCCATGCTGCTTTGATCCTATCCAAGACTTTGGTCACTTTTTTCTTGCTGACAGCATGGATTTTGATTTCCTGAATTTTAGACACCATAATTTTGTCACCATCCTGCACAAAATGGCTGTTCTCCAGTTCAAAGGTCCCTTCCTCAGAAACACATGACCACTTCCCGTAGGCTATTGCATCATCTACAAAATGGACTTGCTTGGCAAACCTCAAACAAGGTGTGAGATTCCCTTCCATGCCTGCAGGGTTGGGCACGTACTGATGTAAATGGGGCCAATTCAAAAGCACCTCTGGACTGGCAAAATCTGAGAAATTGTAGGCTAGCACAGGCAACACAAATTTCTTTGGTGCATAATACGGCAAAGCCGATGTCTGCATTTTATACATCAATCCCGGGTGAGTAGTATTGCCAAAATAAAAATCTACTGGTTTCATGGCACAGTCGAAGCCTTGTCTGTAATATTCTTCCTTCCAAGTTGGCCCAATGTTTTCTACGGTGCAATATTTCCACTCTACTAGGGTCCCGGAACCGTCATTCTTGACGATCTCATTCGTGTACATAATATCCGGTGGGTCTTGTAACAGTTTGTTCAGTACCATTGAGCTAGAACGGCCAAAGACGATAATTTGATGGGAAAAATCCCTCCACAGGCGAGCCTCTTCATCTCTTATTTGCTCTCTACAATTTTGTTCCAAGTCGAACTCTACAAATTGTCTGGCCTGTTCCTGAACTGCAAACTCTTCCAACCCTAGGTTCATCTCTGCTCTAAGGCTCCTCAAGTCTTCCTGCTCTCGCCTCTCAGTTTGTAATCTGCCAATTTCCTCATCTTCTAAGAGTGCTCTTTGGGCTGCTCGCTCTTCTCTGTTCGCTGGACGTAAAGGCCCAAACATTTTCCCAGGCTTTCCTTTTAACGGTGGGCTAGCTATCGGTGTGGGCATGATTATTGGCAAGTTGGCCACAATTGGAGTGTTGGCTGCTGATGTTTGTGGTCCTAACCCTGCCCCGGATTGATTTGCGGCTATAGTTTGCGGTCCCGGCCCAGCTCCAGATTGATCTTGGTCATCATCCTGGCCAGGTTCATCATCTGCGGTTGAGGCAAGTACATATTTTCCCCTGAAGTTCTTGAACAGTTTATCAACTATTGATGTATAGTTAGCAGGACAACTCTCCGCAACTATCACATGTTTCCCTTCGATTTTAGTAGGAAAATCCCTCAGGAAGTCATCATAGTCTTTCTTCAACACGAACAACAGCACTCCGAACTTCCGCCAATCTGCATCTGGGATAAGAGATACGTCAATGTCAGTCAAACACACCCTGGGATACCTCAACAGGACGTCGGTTCGGACATGGTGACCAAGTGGGTGAGAAGCGGTGTTAGTCATATCTCCTATAATCGGTAAGTACTTTCGCCCATGTTTCTGACTATAACTCCACGCCTGTTTCATGTGGGTAAGAAAGTAAGGAGGGCCTGGGTTAGGCTCAACAGTCCCCGTCTCGGTTAAGTCTTCTACCCACCCACCTTCTTCATCATCTTCGTCATCGTCAATCCCAACATCTAGGTATTCTGGCTCGACAGCTGGTAGCAATCCAAACCTACTGATCACTCTTGTCTGATGAATAGGCGCAACAAATGAGATAATGTCTTCAATACCAGCTGGAGTAAAAACTGCGGTCCATTCTGTCATCTGTTGGACCACATCACTCTTGAGCACGTGGTCTCTACATTCGCATTCTTCGTCGCAGTCAGCACACAGGAAATCCAAGAGATGGCCACGTCGTCTCTCGTGGACAAACGTAACATCAATGCCCCAATCTCTGACGTACCATTCAGTGTGAAAATTTCGCCTCCATATTTCAGATCCATTTTCAGCAACATAGGAATAACAAAAATGTTTGTGCAAGGAGGGCAGAGGCGTAAGTTCGGCAAGTGTTGCCTTGTGGGTGTTTGCTATATCAATTTCTGTCATGTTCATTTTCAACCTCAATTGTCCTCGGCTTGCCTATAAAAGCGACCTATAAGATGCTACATCCAGCCAGTCAACGACAAGGCCTTGGAATTCACCAAGTAAGGATTGTAATGTGGAGGGCCCCGGTTGCTTGGCCTCACCACTAACCATACTGATGATAGCGCGCAAACACATGCTTAACGGAACACCAACCATGCCTCCAAACATCAAGAAGAACAATACCCAGACAGATACAAACACTATATACAAACGTATTTTTACATCTAAAGGCAGCTGCTCGATATTGCGCTGTTCTACGGGTCCATCTCCTTTCTTGTGGTTAACCTCTCCCACTTCTTCCTTCCCATGTTTATTTGCCCGTACATGTTTCAGGGCACCACAAGATCTTAATCGCTTAGACAATTCTTTAAAATCTGCGAAATGTGTCAGATCGCCTGCTTTTATTTCTATTAAGTAGTCAATTCTTTGTTTCAGCAATCTGTCCACTTTATTTTCTGCCGCTTCAAGGACTGGCAAAATAAGTGTAGACAAGGCTACTTTCCTCTTTTGCTCATAAAAGTTCGATCTTGCCACCCGCCTGTTGATGTCCCTGTTTGTGGCCACCCTGGCTGTACCTCGAAAACCTTCTTTGTTCTTCAACCCCGTAAACTTGACCCGGTTTTTCCCCGCTGGTCTATCCCCCTTATTCCGCACGAAGGTTGCCCTTTGCCCCATTCTTTTTTGGTGTTCATTCCTCCCTGGATGCACATCACATACATCTATATGGCTATCTACAGCACTTGGGACTTCAACATTTACCAACGAAGTGGGCCTTCTCTTCTCAACTGAAGGCCCGGGTTTCAAAAACATTTTTCTTACATTTGTTCTCTGTTTTGGGGGGTTTTCAACATTCAATTTATTTACAGGTATAGATACAGTCACAGAACATATAGTATTTCCTCTCTTTTT